CCGAGGCGCAGCCATTCGACATCCGGCTGGACTACGCGCCAGACCCAGGCACCATCTACAACAGCCGCGTGATGGATGCCGCAGAATGGACGGCCAGCGGCACCAATGGTGAATACTATGTGAGTAGTATACCGTCGCCTGCGCTAATGCTGTACGAGGACGGCGAGCGGCTTATCGGCCCCAGTACCAGCAGCCGCAATCTGATGAGCGTGTCGGCCGTAGACACTGCAGCCAATACCATTACCCACGCCACCGAGCGTCCATTCCGCCTGGGCGACGTGGTGGTTATCTCGGTCGAAGGTGTTGACACAGCACTGCCTGCCATCTCCACCGGCGGCACGCTGCTGCGGCATACGGCCTACTACGCCATCCCTGTGTCTAACTACGTAACAAAATTGGCCACCAGCTACGCCAACGCCATCGCCGGCACGGCGATAGACATCATAGCCGCGGGTGACGGCAGCGTATGGAAAGTGTTTCACCTGAACCCCGATACGCATCAAGACCCGGTGATCGGCTCGCTTGCGGCCGGCGAGTACCAATGGGATGGCGCCGCGCAGCGCATCTACTACAAGCCCAGCTCCGGCACGCCGGCCGGTCACCAACTGCGCATCAGTGAAGAACGCAACGCAGCCATCGGGGCATGCATCTATCTGGATTCGGTCCACGACGTGCGCATTTTCGGCGGCGGCGAATACGGCGGAATCTTCGGTGTGGCGCCTGCCGGCTCCGTTGGCCTGTGCCACACCAACGCGGTGCAAGCTGTAAGTTGCATGCGTATCACGGTAGACGGCCTTGCGGTAGCGGGTTGCCGCAGCGGAGTGGCGTTTGTTGGCGGCAGCGGGCATATTGCGCGCCATCTGCTCATCGAGGATGCCGGATGGCACGCCGCGGGCGGTGAAACACCAGTCACCCCAGAGACCGATGTGTTGGTGGAGCGCAGCTGGTTCCGAGACATTGGCCGCAAGCACGACTTTGGTGACCTGCAGGGCGCTGTGATCAACACCAACAGCGACAACAGTATCATCCGCCGCGTGTTGTGCCAGCGCATCGGGCGCGACCATGAATACGTCAACAACGGTGTCATCGTCATCGACACCAGCGACAACGCGCACGCCTACCGCTGCGTGATTGACGACTGCTACGGTGAAGCGTTTGAAATGAGCATCGGCGCCAACACCGGCACCATGATTGACAGCAGCATCAGCAGCTGCATCGTATGGCGCCAGAACCGCGAGCCCAGCCCGGTGTCAGGCGTTGTGGAGATGCCGCGGGCGGCATGTTTCCAGTTCCCCAACAATGACAGCGTGGGCGACAAAACGCACGATGGATTCTCGGTGTTCGGCAATCTCATCGTAGGCAGCCGGTTCCCGGAATCGCCAAATTGGCCCAACGAGGTGGCCGGCGTGGTGGCGATGCGGCCGTTGTATAGCACCGCGACGATCACCGGCGTCACGTTTCGCCGCAACGCCATCGTTGGCCTGCTGGAAGGCGGGGTATACAACATCAACCCGCGCGGCGGCAGCGTTCCGGTGCCCTCCTGGTCGGCCGACTACAATCTATTCGCTGGCCTGCCGGCGTGGGAAGACTTCTATCGGCTCAAGATCACCAGCAGCCCGCCTGACACCGTGGTCACCGTGGCCAGCATCACGCCCACCACGGCCGGCGCGCTGGCCGGAACCTGGGTAACCGGCAGCGGCAACGATGCCAACAGCCGAGTGTGCGCCGCGCGCGCCATCGACATTACCGCCGATCTTCCTGGGGCAGTGCTTGAATTCCTGCGCCAAGATGATCAATTCGACACCTTTGACGCGCCCACTGAATCGCTGGTGGGAACCTTCCCGTTCCGCCCTGGGCTCTAACGCACCATGCCCATCTACTTGCCGCCCGTGCACGGTGCCAGTTACAGCGAGGCATATGCCGAGGCGATGGCAGTGGCGCCACAACATCGCGCCATGCTCAACACGTTGGAAATCAACCACCCTGTCATGGGCGCCCCGCTGCGCGTGGTGCTTAACGACACCGACATCAGCGCCCGGCTGGAGCCCGACGCGCCCACCGATGCCAACGCCTTGGTAACTTTCACGGCATGCCAATTTGGTTTGCAACTGCCAGAAGAAAGCGACAAGAGCGCGCGCCCTGAAGTAACGATTTGGATTGACGGCGTATCGTCTGCGCTGGCGCAAGAGCTAGAGACCGCTACGTTGTCGCTAGACGCCATCACCCTATGCGTGCGTGTCTACGCCAGCGACGACCTAAGCGGCCCAGCCAACAACCCACCCTTACGGCTGGAATTGCATGATGTCCGCGTAAGTGAAACCCGCGTCACGGCCAGCGCAAGCTATGCCGACTTTGGCAATACCCGCTTCCCGGGCAAGACATTTACGATTGCAGAGTACCCGGGCCTGACATCGCAATGACATCCATGCGCGCCACGCGGTCCACGTTTTCGCATTGGGCATTGCCATTCATCGGTGCGCGCTACGTGCCAGGCGCAACCGGCCCGGCAGAGTTCGACTGTTGGGGCCTTGTGTGCGCCGCGGTGGCGCAGCGTCACGGCAGGCAACTGCCGCAGCACATGCGGCCGCAGGCTGCGCGCGCGCTGGGATGGCGCCCGGTGCAAGACAACGTAGCTGATGGTGACGTGGTGATGATGCGATCCCCATACGGTCAACGCCATGTCGGCATGGCAGTGCAGCCCGGGCGGGAACTATCTTTGCTTCATGCCATTCAGCATCGTGGTGTGTGCTTGCAGCCTCTGTGCGATCTACCGGCCCAAGGCTACGCCAACATGCAGGCATGGAGGCCGGCGTGATCCACCACCGCAGCGCACGCATATCACACTGCGGCATGGCCACGGTGGCTATCGCCTCCAACCCCTTGGTGCCCACGGTGTTGTCGGCATCGCGCCCGGTACAGCCAGGCACCCGCATTGCCGACATCGTGGCGCCCGAGCTACCGGCGGTAATGGTGCGCCTGGATGGCCATTGGATTCTGCGTGAGCACTGGCAGCATCGGCTGGCGCCGGGCCAGCATCTGGAAGTGCACTTGTTGCCGCAGAACAGCGATGCCCTGCGTTTGGTGCTTACCATTGCCGCGGTGGGTGTCCTTGGCCCGCAAGGGCTGGCCGGCTTGAGCGGGTGGCAGGCGGCCGCGGCCGTATTGGCGGCCAATGTCGCTATCAATCTGTTATTGCCTGTCAAGTTGCCAACGCCGCCGGCCGGCATTGCATCGGGCGAACCTGGGTACAGCACTGCGCTGAGCGGCAATGCTGCGGCCCTTGATCAGCCCATCCCTGTCATCTACGGGCGGCACAGAATCTATCCGCCGTTTGCAGCTCAGCCTTATGCCGAGTACGACAGTGAGGATGATCAGTATTACCACGCCCTCATGTGCATTGGCATGGGTGAATTCGACATAGAAACTTTGCAGCTCGATGACACCCCGCTTGATCACTTTGCCGATGTTCAATACAGCGTTTTGGCGCCCGGAGTGGCGCCAACGCTGGTCCGCCCTAACGTGGTGACAGCGCCAGAAGTAAGTGGCCAGCCTCTCAAATCGGGCCGGGTGATCGGCGGTTTTGCCGCCTGCGCGCCGCGCCTGACTGCCTCCGCAATTGGGGTTGACATCGTTTGCGAGCGTGGTTTGGCAGATGCCACTGGCAGCAGCCTGTCCGCCAAATCGCTGCAGGTTCGTATCGATACCCGCACGGTTGACGACTGGGGTGTAGCCTCATCTCCATGGGCAACCATGGCCACTGAGACTATTACTGCCTCCACCACATCACCCGTGCGGCGCAGCTACACCTACAGCATCACCCCGCCAGCCAGGGTAGAGGTGCGCATAGTGCGAACCGATTCGCGCGACGCCAACCCCCAGGTTCTCAATGATGCCACCTGGGCCGGCTTGCGGGCCTACCTGGAGCAGACCGCTGCGCTGGCCGCCAACGCCACCCACCTCGAATTGCGCATGCGCGCCAGCGAACAACTCAATGGCCTTAGCCAGCGCCGCATTGCCGCCATCGTGCGGCGCAAAGTGCGGCCGTGGCACCCAAGCACCGGATGGGGCGCCTATACCGCCAGCCGCAGCATTGCCTGGGCCCTGGCCGACAAATGGAGCAATGCCGAATACGGTGACGGATTGCCCGATTCGCGCATCGACCTTGCAACCCTGTACAGCCTTCATCAGACATGGGAGGCGCGGCAAGATCGCATTGACATCGTGTTCGACGCAGCCACCGACAGCGATCAGGCCGACAAACTGATTGCCCGCGCCGGCCGCGCGCGGCCATTCTGGCGTAACGGTGTGCGCAGCGTCAGCCGAGACGAATCGCAATCATTGCCGGTCACGGCCTACACCAGCCGCGACATCACGCCTGACAGCGCAGGCCTACAGTACCTGTGCGACGTATCGGCCGTGCCCGATGCAGTGGTGGTCGAATATCTTGACCTGCGCAGCTGGGACTGGCGAAGCGTAACGTGCAATGCGCCCGGCGTTACCGCACCCGTCCGGCCGATTTACCTGAGATTGCCTGGCATCACAGGCAGCAAGCACGCCGAGCGAGAAGGTTTGTACGAGGCTGCCGCCCGTTACTACAGGCGCGTGCTTGGCAATTGGCAAACTGAATTGCAAGGCTTGCTCCCGGCTTTCGGCAGTGCGGTGGTGTTTTCCCCCTCATTAAAGGGCTGGGGTTCAGCCGGCGACGTGGTGGGCTGGAATGTTGGCACACTTACCCTCACGCTAAGCGAACCGCCCACCTGGAAGCCAGGCGCCTCCCACTACATCAGCCTACTACGCGATGACGGCAGCCTGCACAGTGCCATAGAGGCCACTGCTGGCGCCACCGAATACGAAGTTGTGCTAGCGTCAGAGCCAGACTTTACGCCCAGCACGGCCGACGCACGGCGCGAGCGCACGCGCTATCACTTCGGCGCAGCATCCGAGCATCGTCGCACGATGCTGGTTCTTGGCATTGAACCGCAGGAAATCCGCGATGACGGCGCCATGCTGGTGCAAATGACGGGCGTTCTTGAGGATGACCGCGTGCACGACGCCGACGCAGCCCTGTTGCCAGGAGTTGGCGAAGTTCAAGACCCAATCGACAGCCCCAACACCGGCATACCGGGCGATGGCGAAAGTTACATCGTTTACCTTACGCCACGCATAATAAACCTTGGCGTCAGTAGCAATGATGTCCTTGGCCTGCTGCGTCTGCGACCTGACGGCAGCATGTACATCGAGACCGACACAGGCACCGAGGTGGGTGACCAGTGGCTGCTGGGCCAGCCATTTGCACCCGCCCCCGGTGCCCTGTACGAAGTATTGTGCGAAGTGGCAAGTGGCACCCACTTTCAAGCCGGGTCAAGCGCCGCCACCGGAATTTGGCTGGCCTTGGGCAGCGAGCGCACATGGGTTGTTGGCGATCCGTCATGGCCTGGCCCTCTCCCAGGCGCAGACCCTTTGCTCATAGACACCACGCTACGCATTAGTATCCGCACCGCATCAACCGGGCTGCTTCAAGGTAGTGCTAACGTAAAATTCTTTTTCAACTACCAAGGCGGCAACTGAGCATGATGCCAGACCCATCACCCGTTAACCGCCACACAGCCATCACCGACCCGGACGCCGCCATGGCGCATGCCGCACGCGCCACCGATGCACTGGCGGCCATGATGGGCGCTGAGGGGCAACGCATTGACGGCTTATACAAAGACGTTGGCGAGATCAAGGGTGATGTTCGGTCCGTCAAGAACGAAGTTTCATCTGTCAGCACCGGCATAAATGAATTGCGTAAAGCCATGGCGGCCCTCGTAACGCTTGATGTTCAAATGGCCCACCAGGCAGAGTCTGGCGTGTCGCTTCGCAGGGAGCTTGACCTACACGACCAAAGACTTCAAACCATCGAACGTAAGGCGCCAGGGTGGGACGAAATGCGCACGTTCATCATGCGCGCTGCCATTGCAGTGCTTAGTGTGGTTGGCATGGCTTTGCTTGCGCTTGTTGTCAAAGCCGGGGCTAACGTCTGATGAACTTCGATGCCTGGGGCGGCCGGCGCTTTCTGATGACGGTGGGCATCATCATCATCGCCAGCGCATTCATGGCTACAAACTACCTCGATGGCGACAAGTGGGTGGAAGTTGTGATCTATGTGTTCGGAATCTTTTCCGGCGCCAACGTCACGCAGCGCGGAGTAGAGGCCGCCAAAGAAATAAAGACCAAGCGGGAGCCCACCCAATTGGCTACATCCCCTCAACACCATCCTGCGCAAGAGCCCGGCCCTTGATGGGTTTGGCCCGTAACATAGCCAATTTACCGCCCGCCACATCCACAACCCAGGAGTACCAACATGCCATCTGCCAACGCCCTGATCCTTACCAAGCGTCTGGCTGACGCTTATTTCACCGGCTCGTTCAAGTTCATGCTGGTGAGTTCTCTGCCGTCTGAGTCTGATTTCGATACCTTCGACTTCCGCAACGATGTCACCAACGAGGTGGCTGCAACTGGCACCTATGTTGCCGGCGGCAGTGCCATCACATGCACTGTGGGAGCCGTTGATGCTACAAACAACCGGGTTGCAGTGACATGGGGCAACCCTGCGGCCTGGACAGGTGCAACCATCAGCGCAGTAGGTGGGTGGATTTACAAGGCTGTCGGTTCGGCGGCAACCGATGATTTGATCGGCTTCGTCGATTTCGGCGCCACAATCACCAGCACTAACGCAACATTTACCGTTACGCTTACCACGCCAACCTACATCAACCGA